ATTTCTTGCCCGTCTTCAAGGTTGATAACAGAACGACCAGTCACTTCGTCCATGAAGGTACGTCCGAACAATAGTTCGTTACCAGCCTTGATGTTGAAGTCGTCAATTACAGTTTGCTCGATTGAAGAAGCACGGAATACTTTAAGAGGGCCATCAACAGGTGCTCCACCGTCAAGTACTTTCTTCATCTTTTGCGCATCGTCGTCCCCAACGAAGAACATGTCCTGCATACTACGGAAGTCCGAGCTGAAGTTTTGGTCAGAACGGATTTTAGTCATATAGTTGATATGACGCTCCAAATTGTAGTGGTTCTTGGTTGTGGCTGTATCCGCAAATTCAGGAACAGCATTTGAGATGAAACGAGCAGTCTTATCTTTCGCAGTGTAAATCGTGTTTACAGCGTAAGTAGAACTGTTTGTAGCTACCTGTACAAGGTGGCGGTACTCGTTGTGGGCAACTCTTTCAGCAGCAGTCAACACGTAAAGTTGCTGTGTGTTTTCGAGCGCAAGGATGTCGTACTTCGAGAAGTAGTTGGCATCCACGTAGATATAGAATGGAACGTTTCCTACACCTGTGTTGGTGCTAGAACGCGTAAATGCAACAGTAGGAATTTGAGAGGTTTCGATATCCCAAGTAAAAGAAAGTGAACTAATGTCGCGCAATTTAGGATTACGCTCCAACTCATACACATTTCCCATGCTTTCTAGGATAGAAAACAATCCCTGCTGTTTTTGGCGCTTTAGACGTAGGTAGCCCCCAAAGTGATGAGGTTGTCTTCCTACGAGTTCAAAGATTGATTGCACTGATAAGTCAGCATTACTGAACCTGGCAATCGTGTTTTTAGATACTAATCTCATTTTTCTTCAAATGGTTGCAAACGGGATTCAAGGAAAAGGTTATCTAAGTAGTCATTTTGCTTTTTATTTGGGGAATCTTTCTTTATCAGAACTGAAGCGTTTGGAGGAGGGGTCTGGGCGCTTGCAGAAGTACTTTTGGAAAGTGTGCTTTTTAAAGTTTCCAACTCCTGTTCTTTAGCTTCCAGTTCCGCAACATATTTTTGAATGCGCGGCATTGCTCTTCGCAACATTGCTAATTCAAGCACCTGTTCGTTGTCGTTCAAGATTTTGTTGAAAGTTGTCTGCATTTGATCATCTATCTCCAAAAGGTCTTTAACGGCCTCCTTAACAACTGCTTTACCATCTTCATCTTCAAGGTCAAACCCATAAAGTTCAGTTTTTGCGACAGCCATATCGACAATTGTTTTGGCGTTGGCTTTCCACTCTTCTTCTCTTTCTTGGGCCGCTTGTTTTTCAAGGGTAGTTGTATACTCTTCTGCTGCTTTTTCGTAAGCTGCTTTTGCGGCAGTTACTTTTTTGGAATAGCTGGGCAAATCTTTTGCAACTTGAACTTCAGCTATTACCTCTTCTTCAGTCAGATCGGGATTGTCTACCTTGATCCTCCAAGCCATATAATCATCATCCGTAAATTCACTGGTAGCGGAGCCGCCAGATTCTTCACTGAGCATGTCGATTATTTCTTGTGCATTTCCTGCTCTAATCTTGGCAATAATGTCAAATTCTTCATCTGACAAGTCGATCACTTCCTCACTACCCGCTCCTTTCTGGACTTCTTCCAGTGTTTTCTTTCGGGTAATATCCATGAGCAAGGCGATCTGTTGTTGCTCGGTAAGATCAGTCAGATCGTATTCCAACGGGTTCTCTTTTGAACCAGTCATGATCTTTGAAGAACCTAATTGCTTTTCAAGAAAATCAGATAGCTTGAAAGGTATCTTTGCCGCTTCTTCTGCTTTCTTTTCAACTTCTTCTCCAAAAATATTTTTCTCTCCAGGTTTTGCGGCAGCGTTTGGTGCTTCAGGCGCTTTGGTCTTGGGCTCTTTTGTTACCCCATTCCAATCCTCAATATCTTCGTAGGTTTCAAATTCTTCAAGATCTTCAGGCAATGGAATCTCTGGAGCTGGCGGTTGGTTTTCTAAGGGTTTTTCGACAGCCGCCATGCCATCGTCAAAACCATCGTTAAATTCTTCAAATTCCATTAGGCTTATTGGTTACATTAACACTTTTGTTGCAAAATATAATGGTTGTAAAACAACAATGCAACTATTCAAAATTTTCTATTACTCTGACTGCCTGAACAGAACTTTTACCGTCAAAACTAAATTTGCATATCAGAGTTATTTCGAACTCACCGCTTTCGGGTACTACAGTATTTACTTCAACAGGATCTGGGTAAGCAAAAGCCTCTTGAAATACGTAGGCAGCAGTTTCCACATGCTTTATCCTAAGCGTTGTGGTCTGAAGAGAAACCCCAGACTGCAATGAAGTAGTATAAGTTTTGTTGATGGTTGCCATTACAATAATAGAAAAAATGAAAGCGTCGAAGTAGTTGTATTTGTCTCAAAAGTCAAATCCGTTGAAGATAAAACAGGTGTTGACGTAAACGATGATGTATTTGATTGAAGAATTACTTTGTAAAGTTTGTTCCTTTCCCCAACAGCAAAGTTTGTCCTTAAAAGGCTAGGCTCATCGTCGTTGTCCCTGCTTATGACCAAAGTACTAGCCCCGCCATTACCCAAAGTAGTGTTTACGGAAACATCACTGGGTTCGTCCGTGTTGTAATAAAGACCTCCGCCTGTATTGGTATTGTTTGGAGGGTTTATCAAGTTTGTGCCAGTATTTATCGAATTGAAAATACGTACTATCGGGCGAGATCCTATCGGCAACAGGCTATCCAATGTTCCAAAATTAACAATGACACAACGCGCTTTAAATCCCGTTGTATTCAAGGCTCCAGTACCGACACCTGCGTTTGGTAATACCCACATGGATAAGTCGCCTATATTGGGTGAACTTGGGTCGTCATCATAAAGTATCTGATATCCGTTCCTTAGGGCTATCCTAAAATAATCCGTATCGTTTACATATTCTTTACAAGAAATGTTTATGCTATCGGATAGATCTACATCCCTAAATACCCATTCAAATTCTCTACTTGTACTCGTACTTCCATTGTCATACTTTGCGGTTCTATCTTCAGATGTTACGCTGTCCACACCTTCTTTTGCATAAGCACTTGTAAGGTTTCCATTTTGGAAGAAAGTTTCTGTGACATTCCCTGTAAAGGGGTTGTCATTAAACTTCTTGGCGCTGTTCCAGAAACAGGTCTTACAGGAAGCGGTGATGTTGGAGGATAATCCAATGGATGAAATACCCCATCCGCCCCGTTGAAATTTAAAGTAACACCACTTTCCACAAAGAAAGAAAGCCCGTTCAAAAGGACATTTGTTTCTATGGCCTTAAACCCTGGTACTTTATTGTAGATATGATGCGTTTGTATCCGAATACCACTGGACAACAAGTTGCCTTGAAGCCCCCTCAATTCCCCTGCTTTACCATAATTGTAAAATTCTCCAATAGAAAAAGGTGGGGTGAGTTTATTTGCGGGTATTCTTTTGTCAAACATGTTTTCAAAAGAAAATTCCTTTACCTTTTGTACGTCATATTTATAGAATTGGGCAGCAGCGATTAAGTCCTCGCCACTTACCGTACCCGAAAGGCCCAAGTAATCACGCAAAGATTCTCCGTCAAACACACCTGATTCTGTAAATGGCATATCAACTAGGGATTAAAGATTTTAACTGGTCTATTTCTGTTTTCAATTTTTGTATACTACTAATCAATACGGGTACTATTTTAGCATAATCAACACCATAGCGATCAGTTTTTGTATGTGGTACAAGAACGGCATTCCTATAAACCGATTCAAGATCTTGGGCAATAAGACCAATTTCTTCTCTTTCATTGATAGTATATTGAACAGGTTCCATCAGCATTACCATATCAAGCCCTTTTTCATAGTTCCTGATATTTTTCTTTAACCTTCTATCTGAAGTATAAAAGAAATTACCGTTGATGTAGAAATCCCCGTTCAGATAAGCTTTGGCGGCAGTGGGATTTGAAGCTGCCCCAATAATAAAACTACCCCCGTTTTCATTGGCAATCACATCCAATGTATCAGTAAGCGTGAGTTGCGAAACTGGAGTACCTGCGACGAAAGTATAGAAGGTGTTATTGTATGACTCCAAGGTATAGTAATTCATTGAGTTTCCGCTAAATCCTATACCAGCAAACACGTTCGCACTTACATCGCTGATGATGATTTTCTTCAATGCATCTTCTGGACGGAACAACAGATAAGCTTCGGTTGTGTCCATGTAAAGACCGCCATCATTTCGGAATTTAAAAACGGCAGTAGATCCTACAATACCATAATGGTCGCTTGTAGCTTGAGCCTCAATAAGACCTGTTCTCCAAACAGTAGTACCAGTACTTTGCTTAAATGCGATCTGGGCTTTGTAATTCGAAGATCCCCTATAAATATTGATAGCACCTTCATTGTCAACATTGAATCCAGGCATTGCAGCCGCAGGTGTATAAGCCCTTAAAGGGGCAGTATTCAAAGTAAACCCTGTAAGGTTAAAAAATTCAACAGCATAGGAAGTGCCGCCAGTAATCGAAACATCTTCTACCAAAGCGCCTCCCCAGCGAACAGCATCATCCACACCGTCATAGTAAAGGGCATTTTCAAATGTCGGCAAGGTAACTGGTGTAACCTCTCCCACAGATCCCAGCAATGCTAGTTCATATTGTCCCGTACCGTTGTTCCAGACAATGCCGAACCCATCGACTGGTGCTCCTGGATTATATACTTCATTGGCAACAGGCTTACCTCCGATATGCCTATCGGCATAAAGTTTACTGATAATACTGTTGTTTACAAAATCTTCGGAATAATCACTCCCATAAAGAATCCCTACGGGGATATCCCTCATGTCGGTAAATGTAGCTCCAGTCGATGCACTGAACAAAAGTTCGAACTGGTTGAGCGTACCTATGGACATTTCGGCATCGCTGGTAATCGAGACATAGCTGAATACCGAACCATTTCCGTGTTTTACCGTAGCCGTTACTGGCGATATCCCAAGATAACCAGAGTTGTCAGAACTGTCATCATATACGGCAAAAGCATAAGTAGCGTAAGGTATTAAGGCATCTTGCTCCAAAGTGCTTCCACCTAAAACAATATACCCTTCACTGTCGATACTTAAACCGCTACGGGCATTTATAAGAGAATCTTGATTTACAAAATTTGTCCCATCATAAACCAAAACCTGTCCTTCCTGTATATCCGTAAGGACTACGCCCACAAGATTGAATATGGAAGTAAGGTGTGGGTTATTTGTATTTTCAAGGTGAATGTCTATTTCAGCGTGTGAATGCGATCCTGCATTCAGGACATTTACCAAGTGATCGACTATAAAATCGGAATTGGTACTGGCCTTGTGGGTGCAGCTTAAATAATCGTAGGAACTTACACTATCCAAATTGCCCACAGACATGAGCATTTGAACCAAATTCCTTTTCTGATCCTCCGTGTAGAGAACCATATTATTGTACAGAGAATCGTAAAGACTCTGTAAATACATTGCCTTTCTTTGTGCCTTTTCAGCTTCTTCGAACTTAGCCGAAGCATTCAGTACCGATGCACTGTCCAAAAGGCAGAATATTCTGGTTCTTGTTTTGCCCAGAACATCCAATATATCGTCTAGTGTCAACAGTGTCATTAGCAAGAAGTGCAATTAAAGGTTTCACAAGTGTCCAAGAAATTGAGGGCAAACTCCAATATTCTTTCAGACTGATAAAAGTATTGTTTACAAAAGGCAGATTGGGCGCCTATCAATAAAGTGTACAGCTTGTAAGTGACGGTCGGTTCGCACCCGCATATATCCGCCATGATCGCACACGCTTCTTTGATCGAAAGTTCACCGACTTCTTCCAAAATGTTTGTGATCAGCATTACCTGCTGAAGACCGAACTCTCCAAGAAAATCAGATGTCCTTCCTTCAAGAGCCTTTGCATAATTTATCCAATCTTCATCGCCTTCTACTTCTTTCCATTCCGTTGTTCCTGGAGTGCTCGGCAAATCACTGCCCGTTCCAGTAACATCCACAAAAAACCCTGAAACAAATTCATCCGTGTAGTAGATGATCCCATTGATCATTCTTTCCGTAGGGATTGCTGCTGTCCAAGTTTCACAATAAAAAAGATATGTAGAATACCAGCCGTCCACATAGTCGTAATAAACCCATGTAGAATCGGTTATGGCTGCGGCAGAAGATTCAAATACAAGATCTTGGCTAATACCTTGACCCTTACATTTGTTGAGATAAATAAGTACTTTCTTTTTTACATCAACAATATTGTGTTCAAAGGTAACCGTTTCGTCATTCAAGATCAGATTGGTCTTGATGTCGTTTATTTGTGTCGTTATGTAGTTTTCTACAGGATCAGTGTTTAAGTTGCCTTGCAACTTAACAATCTTTGTTTCTTGCAGAAGAACATTTGTTATCTCAGGCATAGCAATTGTAATCGCGTTTAAACAAGTCGGAAACTATTATTGCTTCTTTGAGCTGCTTTTTAGTATTTAAAGGATCTGATTTTATTTGAGCAACAAGTCCTGACAATTGTTCATAAATTGCCTGTAACACGGAAACCCTGTCAAAGTTACCTGAAGCCTCTTCGATGGAGATCTGGTAGAAAATTTCTACCAGCTCCTTATCGAATTGCTTTAATTTTTTTAATATGTTGTCAAGGTCAATAGCCATCCTAATATTGTGCCAAAGAAGAATATACCTATAATGTTGGCGGCAGTATCTCTCATCAGATCTTGCCAATAAGCATCATCGTCTTTAATGACACCTTTTCGTTTACGAGTATAATAACTAATGCCCTCACTAACAAATCCCGCAATAAAAGTACCCAATTGTGCCTCTATAATCGTATCCCTCATGTTGTCATGAAAAAGATAGTTGAGTGTAAAAACCGAAACTGCAAATAGGATAAAAGAAGTGATGATATGGCGGGGCCAACTCGATTCCACCTGTACATAAACCGCGATCTTGAAAAATAAAAACTTGTTCAGGAAAGCAATAATTTTCTTTAGAATACTCATTTTATTTGATTTTAACCATTAACAATTCAAATCCAGAAACAATACTGGTGCTACTTGCAGATACCTGATTACACCTTACCAAAATATCTGTGCCTGGTTCCATAGGAAAAGGAAGGGCAAACATGTTGTCAACCTGATAACCTGTAGTGATCGTATTAGTACCACTGCTCAAATAAACACCTCCTAACGGCCTCAACAATACGTCAAGTTCTGCTTCCCTATCGTATACACCAGAAGTGCTTTTGGACATCCTTGAAAAAAGCCTCAACATAAAACCCCTATAATCTGAAGGTATTGTAGTTACGGCATTCAATGTACGGTTGCTTCCAGGGGTAATTACCCCAAATATTCTCAAAGGATAAAGCTCTTGACTTAGTGTTATTGTTCCCACGGAACCATTATCGGTTCCTCCCGTAATAACTGTAGCAGTATCCATACGGGTATATAAATTTGTAGAAAATACTGGGGATGTTCCCTGTAACACCAATACTTCCCTCTGGAGCAATAAATCCGCATTTAGTCCAGTAATAACCACAGTCCTTGCGCCAACACCATTAAAAGTATCGCTGGGGCTTGTGCTTGAGATGGCTATCCTACTTGCGGCATAATCAAGATTTTGTCCTGTATACAATCCCCCACCCTGCCAAATATCTTCTGGAACAGTCCCCGTGTCTATACCTCTGTTAACGCCTACTCTTATTCTTGGAATATAAGTATCACCGAAATCACCATTTGCCCATCTAATAGCAGGTGAAAGAGAACCGTTTCTGGAAATTTCCTCCAGAAGATTTAAGGTTTGAGGATACATTTTTTAAGCATTTAATTGTTTGTACTGCTCTATCCTGCTACGGATAAAGTCTTCTCCAAATTGGTCTACCCATTTTTCAGAAAAACATTTACTTTCTCTTATGAATACTACGGTATTTGGGCCTGTCCTGAAGGGTATTTTTTCTTCTGGCAATCGTTTACCTTTCTCTACCTTTATCTGTTTCTTTAAGGTGGAAAGTCGCAACTTATAGATACGAAGTTCCTCCCGATCAAGATCAAGGGGATTCGAAAGAATATCTTCGATCTCCTTGATTCTGATCAATATCATCTTATTCTTGTTCGCTATTTCCTCTGTCCGTCTAGTCTGATAGCGGGTAGAGGTTGTGTTTGGCCTCTGGTATAGGCTTCCGTACTTGCTCATTATCGGTTTCTTACTTCGTCGTTACGTGGATTGTCGTCGTATAACTGCAATATTTCTGCCTTTATCCTACTCTTCTCGTTTTCGTTTTCGTTAGAAACCTTTGTAGTATCCAATCCAATTTCTGCGCGTTTCAAGCTTATTTCCTCGTTGAGCCTACGTTCTTCCAGCGCCATCTGTCTTTGTTTGAGGTTCATTGCGATATCCTCATACTTTTTGATGAGCTGTTGAGCTTGCTGAAGTTCTTGCTGCATTTGCTGCATTTGTTGCTGAGTCTGCTCCAATTGTTTTCCAGCTTTCTCTTCAGCCGCAAGTTGTGCGTTGAATATGGCATCTTTCTTCGCTGTAATTGATCTTGAAGTAAGGATGTCCATAACGAGCTTGAGATCGGCAACACCGCTTTGCAATGCAACATTGGCATATTCATCCAATTTCGCGTCCACCTTTTTCTCAAACGCTTCATCAGTAATGAAGATGTTGAAGTCCATCATACTGAAACTTTCGGGAAGTAAGGTAAATGCGTTGAAGTCCTTGCCTATGGTGTGTGCCGCAGTGAAAGGTTTTTTACTAAAAGAAAGTCTTGCCAAATTCAAAACATTTGTAAGAGTTTTCTTGAAGAATAAAGTATGGTTGTAGTATAGATCCTTGGTAATCATCTCACCGTTCTCGATCGCCATCATTGTGGTTCCCTTGCCATCACGTTCTTCCATTTCCCCCAAAAGCCTTGGGTTTAGGCCGACGATACTATCTGCCATTACTTCCAATACTTGAAGGTAATCTTTGAACGCTTGGACAAGTTGACCGTCAAGGTTGGTCGGATAGTTCCCGTAATTGTTGAATTGTACGGGGCCTTCCTGCCCTTCTTGGGTCAAGCTTACAATTTTTTGGGAAAGAGTTTTCTCATAGCCCGTATTTTTCATCAACCTTTCCAATGGAGTTTTACCCATGAATTTTGGGATATGTTCCATAATGGTAAAGGTACCTCCAGGTCTGGCTGCTGCTAAGAGATTGTTGAGGTGGAAATAGGTGATGTCGTACATGTTTTGAACGTCCCTCGTCATCCCAGTCATGGAATAGGGCATACCGTTCCTGTAATAATAGACAAGTCCATTGTACGATAGCTTGCAGCGATAAGGGTCGTCATGTTCCCTTGCCACATATTTTGATTTGCCCAAAAAGGCATATACTCCTCCAGCTACGTTTATTTTTATTGCTTCGTAACGATCTTCCTGCAAAATGGTTCCGTCGGGGGATATTTCCATACCCGAATTTTCTGCAAGTATAAAATCCTCCTTGGACTCAAGTTTGACAGGATTTGTTGTTATCCATTCATGATGGAACACTTCCAATAGATCGGCTTCATAGCGGGGAGTATCGGAAAGGGCTATGGATTCGAGATCCTTTCCTTCCGTGAAGAGAATTTCTTTTCTGTATTTTTCATTATAATAACCGCTCAGGGTACGGGCAATTTTCTCCCTATCGGCTTCGGTCATATAGTGACCCAATTCCCGAAGGATAGCCGTGGGCGTCATCCACCTTCTGTAAACACAACGCCTACTGTCCTCTACCCATATAGAATTTGGATTGTATTCGCACCAGAAATCTTCTGGGTTTATTACCCATGTTTCTGGGTTTTTACCCAACTGGCGTATAAAATCCCTTCGGTACATTTGCCCAGCCACACAAAAGTCAATCATGTGTTGATGAAACTGTTTTTTCAACTGTTTCTTCTCAATGAAAAAGTGAATGTAGTTTTGGGCCGCAACTTCAAAATCGGCTTGCCAATGGCTTCCGTATTTTTCCCTAAGCTGTTGCATAAAGGTTTCCCTGATAACAGGGAATTGACCTTTCTGCATGTTCTTGTTCATTTCCAGGCTCATCTCCTGGAACATCTTTACCCTTCTTTCTTCAAGCTTATAATCAATCGCTCTTTCATTGGCGCTTGTCACATGGAAATCAAGTTCCGACTGAAGGGTTTTGTTAGCAATAGCATTTATCCTTTTGCGCATGATAGGCACAAAAGGAATCTTTGTGGGTACTCCCACACCATAATTGTCTGTAAGATGCTGTAATTCTCTGACATCCCTTATCCCATTGTGAAGGTTGTACCATCTCCTTTCATGTTGTTTGTCATAAACAAGATAGGAAATGGCATTGTCCATATTTGCCATAAGGTAGTCCAATTGCAACTTCCTTTGTTCTGGCAAAGTATCCAATAAAAGATAAGAATAATTATCGTATATCATCGGTACACAGTAGTTTGTGTTCTATGGTCGTAATAATCAACCTCTGGCGCCCTTCCAGAATTTTGTCTTTTGGGCGGTATTCCGAACAAAGTGATACCCTCACTGGTGGTATACCATCTTGGAGATTCCTCGATTTCTTCCTCTTCTTCTTTTTGTCTTGGAAGAACATCACGGTATTCCCGACAGATCAACTCACACATTCCCATTGCGGCAACATAGTCAAACATACCTTTCTTTTCTTTGGTATAATTGACCAATTGTTTCAACAATGAGAGGTTTGTTACTCTTTCGACGTATTGTTCGAGATATTGTTTTATGAGGTCTATATAGAAATCTATTACTACTGGTGTAGCCCTTATTCCTTTTTTTGTTTTTTTGGCCTTGAAGTGTTTGTCAACTTCTGAGGGAGCGTCTGGTTCCGAGGCCAAATATTTACCCAATTTACATTGGTCTTTGATGTAATCGACTATACCGACCTTGGTGTATTCCACCAGTGCCAAGGCGTCGAAGAAAATCAATGCCGCAAGTACTTGAGCATAAGCTTCTTTCACCTTTTTGGGCCTCTCTTTAAAAAAGGCGACATAACTGTTAGCCAAAGGATCGCTTATTGGATTTTTCAAAGGTAATCTTTTTTTGATTAAACATGCAAGGGATGAACCTGCTGTCTGTGAATCTTCAGTACCTTGGTCGATCGAGTCAATCCCTGCCATGTAAAGTTTTGTCTGCTTCGGCACCCTTCGGTGATGCATGGCATCGTCTACATACACCAAATGTGTAAGCTCGGTTTTTATTGCCCACTCGGGAACTTCTTTTATAACCCAAGAACCTTTTTCTATCGGAAGAAATTCCGCCCCAATAATATTTCCCGCAATATCTTTTTTAAGATAGAAATTTCCAGTAATCCCTTTATCGACTACCATTCCCGTTTCCATCATCACGAGTTGTCGGGCAAGTTCTGCGGTATTAAAAATTTTTCCGCCAGTTTTGATAAGGGCCTCCGAAACAGTCAAAGGGTTATCCGCAAAATAGGAAGTCGCTTGTTCTTCGCTTTGACCAGACAGGATGTTCTGTCTTTTCATCATCACGTAGTCGTAGGCTTTTTCCCTTAACGGATTTCCGTCTGGATCTTTAAAAAGCGTATCGTAGACTGGAACAAACCAACCTATACCAGTGTCCCTCATATTGTATTCGGGATCATGGGCAGGTATGATAAAATCCAACGGATCTACTGGCAGATCATTAAGTTCTTCCCTTTTAAGAGGTTCGCCTTCTTTTTCCCAGATGTTCTTGAACTTCACCATTCCAAAACCGTTCGGGTTGTAGATACATTGGCGAAGTCCTTCCATACCGTCCTGCTTCTTGCTATTGGATGTACCCCATACGATAATCGTACCTGTTACTATACCCTGCAATTCCACAAGAGGTCTGGCTACGTTGATACATTCTACAAGCTTTTCATTTTCTCCAGATTCTTCAAAGTAGATTTTGTATCCACGTTTACCCCTGATCTTGCTGGTTTTGTCTATAATAACACCTTGGACATACCCCCCAGTTTTTTGAGGACGACCGTCTTTGGTTTTTATACCCGCTTCCCTTTTGTATTCGGAAGGTTTGTTGGTTATCATAAACGACTTCTTGAAGAAAGTTTCTGTTTCTTCGTTCAAGTAGTCTATACCTTTGAAGCATTTATCAACAACACCGTCACCGCCCAAGTGTTCGTCCATCGTTCCAAAGTAGAACGATTTTCTGAACTTAGGCATTGCCCCCTTGATCGTAGGTTTCTTTATGATGTTGGTATCCCTTGCGCCCATTGCGGCTGCTTTTTCGGAATAACCACAACCACGAGCCTTGATCCCTCCAAAGTGCAACCCATTTTCTTCACAGTATTCTATGATCCTAAAGAACTGCCAGTCGAGTAACCAGAAATTTGGGAACACATAATCTATATCACCGCCCTCAGTCCCGCTATTGTTTGCTTGGGGGACAGGCATACGATAATAATTCAAATAGAAATAGTGATACCCAGTAACCCTGACCGACCCCAATGTGAATCCGTCAAGACACCTTCGCTTTTCTTCTTCCCAAAAATCAACCCATTGTTTTGATCTTTTGGGGTAATTACAATATCTCCCAGTAGTAAGTTTGGTATGTGCCGCACTTGAGAATTTTATGGTATGGCGCAAGAACCCGTTAGCTTCTGCATAGGGGAGATTATGTCGTTTTGCATCTTCGTTTGTCATAATTCTTCCCATCCAGGTTCACCATCACCACGCATATCTCTTTGACCCTGAAGTTCCTCTTTAATGGTCTTCTCAAGAATATCTATCGTTTCGAAAATCGTGGCTGTTTTTGCGATAACATCAAGATATTGTTTTGGGTCATGCAACAACATTCCTTTTCTGGCGCCATTTGAAACTTTTTCAGTAAAGTTTACTGTTTCAAAGTATTGCCTATACTTGTCCAAGGATTGTTTTATGGCGTTCACCATCCCGATCTTGGGGTGGGTAAGCATCAATTGAAGATACTTTTCGCACATTTGTTTTACTTCAGGCTGCTCGATTTCCAAAATCGTCAGCCCACTGTCCACCATTGCTGCCGTACTTTTCTCTTCCTCGTCAACATACATCGAATAGGGACTTTGCCAATCGTACCTTAAATAGGCATAGGTAAAAAACCTAAATGCCCTGGTCTTTTCGGCAGTAAAATCCATATCCAAGATTTGTTTAAACTCTGGGATAAGTAAAAGTTCTGGGAGGTTTAAGGTGAGTTCGAAATTTTCAAATGAAAAAACTTTTAGCATATTTTATAGATTTAGATATATTTCAGGTTCTGGCGCTGGCGGAGGAACTACCACTGCCGTATTGTTGGCAGCAGCATAATCCGTAAGCATGGCATCAACATATTTATAAAAAACATCTGATCTATACATATACCAAAGTTGATCTTCCGCAATAACCCTTCTCTTGTCAACCATCAGATCGTTTACATACAGATAGAAGTTCCCAGAAAATGGATATGCGTAGAACCTTGAACCATTTTCAAATTTACCTTCACAGTAAGTACCGTTCAAACCATTTCCCTGGAAGTCTTCTGCCCTCCTGAAAAAGTTAGTTCTAGTCTGTAAATTGAAAATGTTGTATTCAGGTGTTTCCATTTTGATTAATATTTTTTCCCGCCAAAATAAAAGTTTCCCTTTTGACAGATGATTTGTTCAACAAAAACGCTACCGTCCTCATCAACGTTGACCACATTAAAGCCGTTTTTCCATTGCTTTTTCTGGGCCAATGTTCCGTATGAAAAAAATGGATGGGAAAAATCTCCTAAAAAACCGCCATTGTAGCCGACAAGATCCCCGATTGTATAAGAACTTATACGGTGGCGATGATAACAAAGAACGGATTTCATTAGTTTGGTGATATGCTGTTTGGTGGCATTGTCACCGTAGTAAATACCATGAAGCAGATGCAGGTCGTTTCCGATTATGAAATAATCCTCATCCCATTTTCCTCCTACCTTATATCCCCTTGCAGTTAAGCCCAAAGCTTTTTCGGGCGAAGGAAGTGCAAGTTTCCGCATGTCTATATCGTTGACATACTTCAAGTATCGGGCTTCATGGTTACCGTAAAGGTATCCTTTATGGATATTGATGGGCAATTCGTTTTCAAGTATGTCTAGCACCCTGTTTCCTTCAGAGTACTCCATTTCAAGCGTAAGCCCTTCCATTGCAGGAAATTTACCCTTATCGTAATTTGAAAGGGTATTCATGTCAAGAAAATCCCCTGCCAAATAAAAGCCCATTATCTCATTCGAATAATCAGTCAAGAAATTTGGAATAGCCTCTTCCAAAAGTCTTTTGTTGTGACCAGGCACATGAACACATCCCAAGACAATATTCATCCCCGTATTTTTCCTTACAATATCTGTTTTTGACAACAAAGGGTTTTTACCTCCTTTTATCTTCAAAGTAAGGCATACAGCATCGAATACGTTTTGTATGGTCTTTTCTTCTATTTCAGGATTGCTCCTAAGTATTCTGTTTATTATTTCATATTCCCCCATTCCGAGAGAACGCATTTCCATGACCACATCCCAAAGGGACATCATCTGTGGGGGGCGGGTATTCTTATTCCCTTTAGACGGCATCAACCTGCTTATTTTTTAATTCTTAACTTATAGATCGTATTATAAAGTATTGCGTATAGTTCATCTAGTTGATTGGTTACCGAACACCATCCCCTTTCAGCTATTTCCTCATAGTATGGATTTAGTTCTGAAATTTTTTCATCTACCCATTTTTCCATTTCAACGGAACTATAGCCGACCAATTCCTTTAAAGGATAGCCTCCATAATCGGTGTCACCCGGGTAAATGCCCATTAAAGTTTCTATGATACCGTCAATCTTGGAGTCAACTCCTTCTTTTAAATAATCCAAGGCGCCATGTTCGCCAAGACCCTTGGTGGTAAAATGAAACCATTTAGCCTGAATTGTCAAATGTGAAAGGCAGGCATAAAGAGCTGAAACAAGATTTTTATCGTAAGAGATGTTTGTTTCTCCTGACTCTGGTGCTTCATATTCTTCCTTTTCCTCCTTTTTATCGCCAGAGGGGAGCAATGATTTAGTTTTCATAGCCTAGTTTATGTTGTACAAAATTCTTGAAAGACCATTTTCCTCTGGGACAAGCCCCCTTACCATCATCGCGTTGAAGTGCTCTTTTTTCAAATTGCAGCCTCCACTTACCAGTATCGCCAGTGAGAGAACACCCACATCCCCTAGTGACTTTTACATTATCTTGTGCTATTCCTTGAACAATGACCCCATTCTTTTCTTCCAGTGCTTCCACAACGTTGTGTATTGTGTATAGGTTTTTACCGTCTGTGAAATAGTCATGTGAACATTTCCCATCAATAAAAAGAGGGCAGGAAGAACATTGTGCCTTTCTAAATGCAACAACGCTCTCATCTGCCCACCCATCTTTTGCAGTATAGAAAATAGAAGAGATTATATCGGGTATAGCCAATATTTTACTCTTTAAATTCATGGCTTTTTAAAGTACAGGAACATCCTTAATATAAGGAACACACATCAAAATTTGTGTCTTGTCAAATACCAGATATTCTTCGTTGGGCTGTAATTCTATCCTTTCGGGGATGGCATATTGTTTTCCCCAAAAAACACGATCTCCGACAGAAAATCCTGTATCTTCTCCCGCGACAACCACAGTACCTTCATGGGGTCTGAAATTGGTCGTAATTTTACTAACGACTTCATTTGGAATAACGATCAATTTGTCTGGGTGAATAACAAGTTCGCTCAGGATCGAATCCAAGACAGAAGTACTTTGTGAAATAGGAACGGCAGAAGCTTGCACTTTCGGTGTCGGAGCTTTGTAAGGATCTCTGGGCATCCCAGGATCTCCCGTATACAATTCGGATGATGACATATTTATTATAGGTTATTGATTAATTTTCAGCCAAAGTTAACAGTACTTTTTTGATTTCGCTAACAACATCGGTTCTGCCTAATTTTGAAAGAATCTTCACGGCCTCAGCAAGATGATAAGAAGCTTCCTTCTCCACTTTATACAATGCCCTTGTGTTGAATATCCTTTCAATGTAATCCGACCTGTCGTTGATCCAGTAAACAAGCACTCCTTTCAAAGTTCTTTTGCCTTCCTCATCATAAATGATCTTTCCATCCTCGGATGTTTCCCAGACCATTTCCTTCACCTTCATCTCTGGGGTAGTACTTTCTATCCCTTTGAGTTTTACGATATCACCTGGATATAGAAAAATTTTCAATTTCTCTTTATCATTACTTTCCATTTCTACCATATATTTTATTTAGTTGATCGTCCTTCATTTTACTACCCGCAGAACTTCCACGGTGATACCCCACAATTACCATGAACACGCCCGTAACAGCAGTGTAGATACCGTAGATCATATCCGAATTGATACCCGCAACAACAGTAATATTCATTGCCCTCAAACAGATAATGATCGTCAATATTCCCCAGATTACTGCAACGAAAAAGTCAAGGATATAAGAGGTGTTTTTTGCTAACCAAGAGGCATTCTCGCTTTCCTGTATGGATTTGTTTAATGCTCGGGCATCTGCGGTATCTTGAACTTGCAGCCTTATAAACTCCTGTTCAAATTCTACCCTCTTCTCTTCCAGTTCAGTAAGAAGCTTGGCAGCATTCTCATCAATTTCTTTTTTTTCCTTCAGGACATTGGATACGATATCCAATACGCCTCCTATGGGAGTTCCGTCCAGAAGCTTTGCGCCAGCATTTGCCACCTCTGGAAATACCTTGCCTACCTTGGCGATAAATGTTCCCACTTTTGTTTTTGACATATTATTTAGACTATTTTAGGTGTTCTTAGTTCGGTTATCCATTTGAGGATATTTATGGCTTCATGTCGGGCATAGGGAACTTTTAATACCGTATTTTTTGTTTTACCGTTCTTAAAAGTTTCTTTGTGTATAAGCCAAAGAGCGTTCGGCTTGAACCCCATCTTTTCCAACATGTACATACCTATTGACAAGTGTAATGTATAATATACATAATTGCAATGAGGTAGGTATTCGATTGGGGATTTAAAGTAATTGTACGTGCCATCCTTGAACTTAAAAGCAGCCCTGTGTATTTTCTTCGATTGACTTCCCATTGAAATACTGGCTTTATTTTCTTTGGAAACAATCATTTTTTTATAGGGGTGATATATCTTGGCATCCCTATCATAAATCAAGGGGAAAAAATAATTTCCTCTTATCCCACAACAAGATTCCAGTCTAACATTATCACAAACGCTTTTAAGCACAGGCATCTTTGATTTTTCTTTTCGGTCAGAATTTACTTTATCGATAAGATTTTTAAGAAAATCCAAGCCAAATTCCTTATCCGCCTTTTCCAAAAAATTTTCCGCAGAACCATCTTTCCTGAAAAGATCGTAATATTCCCTCTGCTTTTTTTTATCCGCTAAAGTTTTTATAGCCGACCAATATTCCCTAACCTGTTTCTCAGAGTCAGGTTCCAGCATTTCTATGTAATCCCTCAACGGGTGAAAAAGTTCACCATTTTCGTCTTGGGCATTTTCGTTTTCTTTAAAAAAGAAAATCCCTCCCAAATTGTCTTCTTTGACAAATTCAAGAGGGAAGAATCTTTTATTGTCAGTTACCATTTTATATGGCCCAATAAATCGTAAAAATATTCCCTGGCACGAACTAGGCACACTCCTATTTTGGGATAATTCTTTCCGTAGATCTTGCGCTCCTGAAGGCTGACAGGATCAATGTAGGATCTTCCTTTCAAGAAGCTTACT